GACGTGTAAATCCTGCGACAGCGTCATTTAGCGTGTTCCTATCTTTTGATATATCAAGATCTGTCATTATGACAAAAAGATAAGGGTCAGTCTGTTGACTATAAATCGCTTGTGCTCGCTTAAAGTCTGCTGCAGAAGAAATCCTGAACCCTGATATAGTCTTAAGACTATCAACAGATCCAGGTGGAAGTTTTGGGATCCCGTTTATTTGTATTGTAAAAGTATCAATTGTTGGCACGGTTTTTATTTTATGAATACCTTTCAGGCCTGCTTTTCTGTCTTCAATTAAATATTGAGTTTCATTCACGAAAGGGGCTAAAGTCTCACCATCTGACAAATTTACAATAAAATTCCTTCTGTTCGGAACGTCTATGATATTAAAAGTTGAGTTCCATGCTGAATTATTTGCGAATCCTCTTAAAGTTAATGTCTGATCGTCGAGCGGCTTGCTCGGACGGATAAGGTCATGATCATATTTTGTTGTAAAACGGACTGTCTCACCTTGAAGCGATGAAACAGTCAAAGGATTTCTGACTGTTCCAGAAGAGATAACGACAGATTGACCTACAACTTTTTTATGATATTTTGAAGTTACAGTGATAATGCCTTGGCTATTTATAGTCGAATTCGTAACAGGCAGATACTCAGTAAACTTATCTGTAAAAATCGGAAGATAAGTTTTCAAATGAGTGACTATTTTTGATGCAGTAATCATCTGTTTATTTCAGCCTGTATGTTTTCTAAAATTGCGAGCTGCGCATTTCTGGCCATATTGCTTACAGCTTTTATTAAATGTGGTCTTGGTTTCATTTTTCTTGTTCCGTCTTCCAAAAACTTTGCATAAAAAGCAGTTTCACCGACAGTCATTTCCTGCCAGTTCCTAACTTTATAATCCCCTGACGCTGCAAGCCTTCCAGTCTTGTTGGCAGGAGCTTCACCAGGTGCGGATGCTTGATGATTTCCATAAACGCGCCCAGTTTTTGGTCCGTTTATTATGAGTTTTCTTGTCTCGTCAACTACATCTTTTCCGATCTCATGTAAAGCACGCTCAAGACCACGCCGATTCAATTTCGTTTGCTCCGACAAAGATATCAAAACATCCTTCGACTTTTTATTTATTTTGATTTCTATTGTCATGCTTGAGCAGCCCCTTTTTCAATGTCACCTCGTTCTGTGACTTGTATTGCAATTGCCCAATTGCGTTCGTTTACATTGTCAAATCTCAAAACTTTATATCTTTTAGAGTTACATGATAAAAAATGGTTCCTGTTCTCAAGATCCGGGAAATCAGCATCCCACAAACACCAAAAAACATGAGTAGTACCATCCAAAATATTTATTTTTGCGAATCTTGACACACCTTGGAAAACCCCAGATATTGTTTCTATCGCGCACCATTGCCGACGGATGGTTGTGAATTCTTCTACCGGCTGAGCAGAACCAAAATCAGAAGAAACAAGCGCACGAGTCTGAATGTCAACATAATGCCTTAGGTCTCCCCGGCATAATTTTGTTTCTTTAATCCTTTTTATATTAGCAGCCAAAGGTGTCAAGTATCCTATATTCTCTTAAAATTCCTTTAGAAATCCCGGGCAGTTCTTGTCCAGCTTCGCAATCGCCTTTATTCGAATACCAATAACATACTGCTTGCAAAATTGCGTCCTTGATAGGCCCAGGGACATCAGATCGTAAGCCATATCCTGCTTTGAAGTTTATAACCCAGGGGTATGGTGTATAGTCAGGAAAAACATCAGTTGATGTGAACATAATTCTTGAAAACCCTGACGTTTCTTTTACGCTATATGATGTCGATGGAATTATAATCGGCAGTTCGTTTTCTGAGACTTCGATTGAATTTATCTCAATCAATGGCGCTCTTCTAATCGAGATATAAGGCCATTGCTCAAATCTTGAACATGTTCTCCCAGAAAAAAAACCATTGAATTCACGCTCGATAAAAACTCTGTTTGTAGCGAGTTCAATTTTTGAAGTAGCTGATCTGATCAAAGAAGTAAAAAGAATATCTTCAGTCGAGTGCGTTACTTTACACCACTCTTTTGCTTCATCAAGAGTGACGGGCTCTTCAACCGGAAATTCCGTAATTTTGTAAAAATCAATTCCCATTTTTTAATATCTCAAGGATTTCTTTCTTTTTAAGTGTTGGATCAATAAAAATTTCTTCTATCTGTGCTTGTTCCAACAATTCTTTTTTATTCATTTCTTCCAAGGTTTTTAATTTTGTCAGGTCAACCATTTTATGTTCCCGAGCCCATTTATTTTTAATCAATTTTTCAGCAAATTTTGTATCGAGATCATATTCCAGTCCTTCTTTAAAAAAGGAAATGCCTTTGTGCGGTTCTGGATGGGCATATCGACCTGTTTTTAATGCTCGTACTTTCATAATATTTCCGATTTTGTAAGGCGGTCAGTTAAGACCGCCCGTATTAAATATTATATATATATCTTGAAGATTCCAAAAATCTCAAGCCCTTCTGTTTTATGTATTTAATATTATAAACTATCTTGAGAGGTTGGCCCGATTTCCGGATTAACGATCGCTAAGACACCGACTAATGCAGTTGCGCCTGCTCCGGTTCCGATCATAGATGCACGAAGATATCGTTTATTTCCAAAAACACCCTCTTTCTTAAGTGCAGTCCCTTCAATTATACCACTAGAAATGACAGGCAAATTTCCATAAACCAACTGATCTTCAGGAATTATTGTCGCGTCAGAAAGTCCAGCGTCATTGCCATGCTCTAAAATAAGTGTAAACTCACCGGTGGTATACAAAGAACTATATGGTACAAAATAAATCCCATTATCATAGTCCTTTGTATCAATTATCGCACCGACAGCTGTCTCTCCTTCCGTTACTAATTGATCAAGCAAAGCAGTAATAACGATTTGATTCGTTACTTCTTCTTTAATTGCCATTTTTTATATTTCTCCATTTTATTTTTCAAAAGTCATCTAACCTTTTTTAATCATCCATATTGATACTAATATGAATGCTATAAACTATCTTGAGGTGTCGCTCCTATTTCAGGATTAACGATCGCAAGTACGGATACAGTTCCAACGGATGTGTCTGTTCCAACTACTGACGCCCGCACATACCTTTTATTCCCAAATATTCCTTCCTTTGCGAGTGCTGCGCCTTCCGCTGTCGCGGCTGTAAGCGCCGGAAGTGTCCCATAAACGAGCTTAGCGGCAGGGATTACAGATGCGTCGGAAAGCTCCTCGTCGTCGCCATCTTCGATCACAAGTGTAAATGTTCCTGTTGTATATGCCTCAACAGCCAGAGCGAAATAAATTCCGTTATCAAAATCTGCAGTATCGATAATCGACCCGACTTCGGTTCCATCTGCTGAGAAGGCTACAGGCCCAAGAGCTTGGATAACGATTTGGTTTGTTGCTTCTTCTTTAATTGCCATTTTTTAATTCTCCATTTTATAACCGGGGCCGAAACCCCGGCATTATTTTTTATTAGCTGTTGATTACAAGAATTTTAATCGATTCAAAATTTGAAACAGCGCCACCTACCCTCTTGGTGCTATAAAATTTCACATATGGCTTGGTTGTGTAAGGATCACGAAGAACTCTTACACCAAAACGATCAACGATCGTATACCCTTCCATGAAATCACCGTAAACAACCGGAAGCGATGCGGATGCTACTTCCGGCATGTCAGCCATGATTACAATTGGCTTACCGAGCATGACCTGAGTGGTTCCCTCTTTCATCAAGTAAGGGTTGATAAGATAAGTATCAGAAGTCTTCAGCTTCATAATATCAGCGAAAGTACCACGTGTCATACCCCAAACAGCACCCATCTGATACGGTTCTTTCAGGCTCATCTGAAGAGTAATAAGGTCATCCGGCTCATCCAAAGAGCCTGCGGTACCAGTTGCAGTGATTTGCTCGATTTTATTACGCTCGTAAATACCAGCGACAGCCCAGGCGTCATAAGACAAAAAGCCTTTTGGTTTTTTAGAACCGTCACCGACAACGAAACTTGTGTTCTCAGTTCTTGAAAACTTGTCGGTAACTTTAGATTGCAACCAACCTTCAATATCAAAACCCGCGTCATCAAGAATGCGCTGAGATGCGATCGGCTGAGCATAAAGCTCATGAACCGGGATAGACAAAAGTCCAATCTGAGGAGTAGTAGTATTCGGCCTTGCTTCAACTTCACCAACCCAGCCACAATCGAGCTCGTTATCATCGATAATCATCTCAAGCACGTCTGAAGAAGTCGTCACGACGTTTGCAACGGTTCTGATCGGAGAAGTTTCAAAAATTCTGCGCATGATCTGAGCAGAACGCTCAGGGGTGATGAAATAACCACCAGCCGGATTAGAACCTTCGACAAGGTCTTTAGTATAAGCCGCCATCTTTTCAGAGTCAGCATGAATAAGAGTCTTCTTCGCAACATCTTCACAATATGCGTGAATAGTATCTTTTGAGATTTCTTTTCCGCGCCGAAGATAATTGTAAAAGTCTTTTTTGTGCTCAGGATCAGACTCACCAACTCTTTTTTTCTGACCGTCAACGATCGAAGTCTCGATGTTCAAAAGTCTTTCCATCATCTCGTCTGCTTTGATTTTTTGTAACTCAGACTGCATATCTTCAAATTTCTTCGCAGTCTCAGCAGATACTCTCTCAACTGCGTCATGGTCTAAACCATCATACTTTTTTTCAAGATTGGTAACTTTTTCTTGAACTGCAAGAATGCCTTTGGCAATCTCGTCGGCTTTTTCTTTGATATTAATTTCTTCCATTTTTAAAATTCCTTTAGTTTTTTGATTATGTCATCGAGTGCTTCAGAAATTTGTTTATCGTCATCACGACGATCGGCGTGCTCATCTCGTAACATACCGGCTGTTTTCATCAGCGCAATTATTTTCTTGGCATTTCTATTTGAGAATTTAATCCCAGATTTCAACGCATCCTCTAAACTTCTTATATCAACAAGATCAAGATCAGAAAAATCAATTGACTTGACCGCTGTTATGATTGCTTTGGGATTCATCGGCTCGTCAACGATCGACCCTTCCCAAACTTCTGCTTTTTTTATATACCGTATCCCGTCAATTGTTTCAGTGTCTTGGTTTTCTTTGCTCCAACCGATCGAGAAATCTGACAGGACACCCTGCTTTGCAAGTGCGAAGACTTCACGTCCTTGCTGAACATCTAAGTTTATTTCACCGATTCCAAAAAGTCCTGTTTTATCTTCTTCAACAGTTGAAATCGGAAAACCTCCAACTGTCAAGTCATGCATATTCTTAAGACGGATCGGTCTGTCCGTTTTTGCATGACGTTCGAGACTTTCAGAAAAAGCCCCGGGCAAGAACTTGTCCCGTATCCCAGACCAGTCACCACGGTCAACATCCCAAGTCGCTATATATCCTTCGACTATCCCAACCGGGACGCCGTTTCTTGTGCTTGCTTTTGTATCTGTGACCTTTCCACCATGGTATATTGTTTTTATTTCCATTTTATATCCTTACATATAAATGCTCACACACCGGCAGTTAATTACATTTTTTATCGTTGCGCCCATGCTTGTGTCACCCGGATACATGAGTTTTTCACCGTTTACTAAAAACGGATCATTTATTTTGACAACAGGAACTTCATAAGCCCGGTGACCTTTCCTAACTTTATCATCTCCAACATCCTGCCATTTTTTTGTTGCTGTTATCTCAGGCGGCTGTGTAGGCGTAATCGGAGATGTTATCGTTTGAACTTGTCCTGTAACGACTTGGATCGGATCAATTCCAGCTTTAGCGTAAGACTCCATCAATTTTGTTGATTCTGCCGCTTTTTGAGTTTCTGTTATCGCGATCGTTTGAACTCTTCCCAAAAATTTCCTATTCAAGATAACATATGCGGCCATTGACAATTCCCTGAGAGAATATTCAGTAACGCCCTCATCTGAAAAAGCCTGACGTGCTTCTGCTAAAGCATCTTCCATGTCTGAAACATTTGTTGATGAAATCTCATCCGAATCAATCATGGAATTATCCTCAGTCCAGACCATCAACGCAATTGACAACAAGTCGTCATTGTTGTCCGCTTTTTCATCTAGAGCAATTCCCCTAAAAGCTTTTTGAACTCGTGTGAAATGGCTTGATAACAAAGCATCCCATTTTGCTAAAGAGTTAACTCCAGACGGAGACCGCTGCGCAAGTATTGTCAGTCGAAAAACAGTCAGCATATCCGAAAACAGCTTTTTTATCTCGAT